GAGAAATCTCCGACAAGCATTACCTGAACTTGAATAGTTCCAAGTTGATTGTAGCGCATATTTGCTTGATTGGTAATTCTTTGTCTTTCTAAGTTGACTTCTTTAGATTTTTCTAATTGCTTACTCAAAGTAACTCCACCAGGCAAACCACCAACATCAGATATATTGTAAGTGATTCTTGATGGTTTACTTGTAAATTCGCTATTTACAAATTCAAAATCTTTTCCAGCAGGTCTAATACCTTCTTCTTGTTTATGAAAATCAAACGGTTTTAGTTCAAACTTACTTGCATAAAAATCAAACTGCTTATGTTCAGTATTATAAGTACCCATCATTAATTTGGGTTGTAAGTGAATGTTTGTGTTTACAATAGGAGGATTTAATATTTTTCCATTGTATCCGATTGGAACTTTTGCAGTGTTATTGTAAATATATTTTTTCTTTGGTTCTTGTCCGAATAATGTATCTAAGGATTTATATTTGAATCCATCATAAGTTTCAAAGAGAAGATAACCACCAGCACCTTTTTCATTTGGAATAGATTTTTTAGCTAACCAAGTGATAGTCCAAAATGGTTTTTTGATTGTGCCGAGAAAGTTATAACTGTTAGCAGTGTTTTCAATATCTAAAGTCTTTGGA